CAGGGCGAGTGGGTGATGTGTGTGGATAGCCATGTCTTGCTCACGCAAGGGGTTGTGTCCAAGGTCAAGGAGTTCATCCGTTCAGGCAAGGCCGGGAGGAAGAACCTCTATCAAGGCCCGTTGTTGTACGACGACCACATCAACATGGCCACGCACTTCGACCCAGTCTGGCGCGACTCCATGTATGGCACTTGGGCGACCGACGAAAGAGTGAAGCTCGGTGAGCCGTTCCCGATCCCCATGCAGGGCCTCGGCCAGTTCATGATGTGCAAGGAAGAGTGGCCAGGCTTCTCCACCCTATTCAGAGGCTTCGGGGGTGAGGAGGGGTATATACATGCCAAGGTCCGCAAGTTCGGCGGCGAGGCGATGTGTGTCCCCTGGATGACTTGGCTGCACCGGTTCGGCCGACCCAAGGGTGTTCCCTATCGCCTGTTTTTGGAAGACAGAATCTTCAACTATGTCGTTGGTCGCCGTGAACTCGGCCTGCCCTACGAGGATGTGGTTGAACATTTTCGTCCCAAAGTGCCCGAGGCCAACTTCAACAATGTGCTTGCGGAAGCCGAAGCTCTTGACCCAAACCAAGGTGTTTTTCCTGAACGCTTTCGCACCATCAAAACAGTTCGGCAGACCCTCCCCTGTTTTCATCGGAGCACCACTCCGATCGACACCGGGGACTGCAACTGCCCGCTCAAGTTTGTGTACAAGTGCGAACTTCACGAGAAATGCCGACCGTTCAGGGACTACGGCGATGGGATTCGCTGCTGTCAAAACTGCAACGACTACGAGGAAGTCTGATGCGACTGGAAGACTTCCCCAAGGACATTCGAGACGCCGTGGAAATGGCGGGATGGGCGGCTGCTGACGCTTTCCTGTCGACGCTCGAAGAAAGACTGCCCTTCTGTGAGTGGGGCGGATATCAACCCGAGATTGGCCCTCTGGTTGCTGGCCTGATGCGTAACTTGCGTGGCGCCCTAGCCGGTGGGCCGATCAAAGGTGAAGTGACTGATGAACGAACGAGGATTCAACCATGACAGGTCCAGAAGAAATCGATATTACTCCGGCCCTCGAATCTCCGACCCCGGAGTTTACGGCCACGACAGACCAGAGCGTGTTGATCGACCCGCGAGTCTTTTTGCCGTTCCAGGTCGTCGCCCACCCCATCGATTTGGTGGTGGTCGAGACCGAGCTTCCTAGCCCGCCAGCGGCAGAATAAAAAAAGAGCGGGGGGCAACACACCCCCCGCCCCCTTCAAGGGAATCCCGCCAAGGTTCCCTAGTCCTTCTGTTCGCCTCGGTACCTACTCCATCCGTTGTGTGGGCCGTAGGTGCCGTTTTCGCGGTCTGGCTGGCCGTCTTTGTCCAGCTTCCGCACCGGGAACAGGCCGCTACCATCCTGGTATTGCCCGAAAGCCAGCTTCGCCCGGCATTTCGGATTGTTGCAGCAGATTTCAAAATACTCGTACTCAACCTTGCCCTTGGTCACCCGGCGAACACGGGGGGCGATGCGATCTTCACCGCAGGCACCGCAACGATGATCCCCGAAGACCTCGTGGGTGGCGGCAATTTGACGGAACAGTTCTTTGACATCGGTGGCATCAATTTCAATCGTGCCGTGCGCTGTCGGGATGTGGGCTTTCATGGTTACTCCGTGGTCTTGTTGCTGTTTTTCCAGCTAGCATCGTACCCCTTGAATTTGGGGTCGATTTTAGCTCTGTCCCTCTGAAGCTCGTTCAGATGCGCAATGATGAGTACGGCAGACTTGTGGGGGATATCCTCCAGCTTGCCGTTCCACTTGAATGATTTGGATGAACCCAGGTAGGCGTCGATGTTGATGTCGTTGCGTTCACACAGGGTCTTGATGAAGGAATGTTGCATCTCGGTGGACTTGCCGCCGTTGGACAAATCCACATCGTGGAACAGGGCCGAAGGCTCCTCGGCGGTCAGCACCCGACGCAGACGCAAAGCCTTGCGCAAGGCCCGCCCCTCGGCGCGTGTTTCAGCCATCGCCGTGGCGAACTTGGAGAACATCCCGTCGGTGTTGCCCGAGTTGACATCGGCCGCAGCGGTGAAAGTCACCTCCCGGTCGGTGTGGATGGAATGGTAGGTGTAGCTGAATTCAGCCACAGCCGTCATGCCGTTGTCGGGAGCGGGGGACTGGACGATCCGCACAGTCGATTTCAGGGTCGGCCCCAAAACCAACTCTGCTACCCGGCGCAGGCCATCGCAGGTCGGACGGCCTTCAGGGGACAGTTCGTCTGGGGACAGTTTGGACAACACATACTCGGTCCAGTCCGGGTCGGTCGGACAGTGTTCCTTGTACAGGTCGGCATCGAAGTTGGGCTTGTCCACCACTTCCTGGCCAACCTGGGTTACCAGAACATCGCTGTTGAACTGGATGCCGTCCTCGACCACCACAGGGGTGTCCAGAGAGACCGTGTCCAGAACGCTTTCGCCGTCCAAATCCGCAACGGAAACGGGTTTCTTCTTAGCCATCGACCGCCACCTCAATCTCATGATATGACCCCACCCCGGGGTCGGTCTTCGCCAATTCTATGATGCTCAACAACTTTTGTAAAGTGTGCTTCATACGAATTTCAGAAGGACTTCCCTTAGTGTCTTTGATAATGATCACTAGGAAATTACTTCCGACGAGCATCCCTACCTTCTTCGCATCAGAGGCTGCTCTTTTTTCATAATAATCATCCCCCCAGATCGGTTTGTAGTGGGAAGGACCGTTGACTTCGATCGCTATCCCCTTAAAGGAACCCACCTTACGGCTAACAACCATGTCGATATGCTGGCGATCCAGCTGAACATGAAAATCCACCGGATACCTGGCCTGGGTCAGACCGCGGATCAGGTACTTCTCCAAACGGCTACCGGTGTCAGCGGCGACACGCACAGCGTCCAGGGCTTTTTTCTGCAAGGATTCCCGACGCCCCTCGTCCATGGTCTCCCATTGCTTTTTGGAGATTTCCGAGCGGCGCTTCCGTTCCTCCTCCGACATCGACCCCCACTGCTCGGCCATCCTCTCGCCAATCTGGGCCTTGCGCTCAGGAGACAGTTTCTTGCCCTTGGTCGGGTGTTCCTGGCGACCCTGCTCCAGGGCGACCAACTGGGCTTCCGAGCGGCTGCGGACGGGGATGCCGAACTTGTTCAGTGCCCGACGAACCCGGTTGGGGTAAGTCCCAAGCTCCTCGGCAATCTCGTGGGTTGACCGTTGCTTGTTGACGTATTCTTCCACGAGATACTCGTAGGTCATGGACATAGCAGCCTCTCAATCTGATCTGCGCTGAAATCTTCGACGATATGGTTCACGGTTTTTCCCCAGGTGTTTTCAAGAATGCGCCTGTGGTGGCTTGATCTTGCGACTAGGGGGGTTGCTGTGTACATGGGATGCAAGTCTCGCCAGGCAAACGACTCGCCATTGAGCCATTCCATGTCCCAGGCATAAAACCAGAGTTCCCGCTTGATTGGCGAACTCACGGCCAAAGCCAAGCTTGAAAGTGTCGTGACAATGAGTGGTCCCGGTTGTGTGTAGGCGTAGGCGGCGTCAAAGACTGGAAAATGGGGTCTGGAAGGCGGCGACCCCTTGTCTTCCACAAAGACATGGACTTCATGGCCCTTGCGCACGAGTTCGTTGCCACAATGGACGAGAGCCAGGGCTTGGTGGGACGAAGCCAATGTCGGGACAAGGAATTGGACTTTCATGGCTTCAGCGCAGCCCTCAGGCCTGCCCCTTGATAGCTGATCTGGAAAGGCAGCTTCTCCACGCCGACCATGCTTGAAATCGACGCGTGCCATTCTGGGGAGGCAAGACAAAACAGCGTATTGTCGCCACACCAGACGCAACCCCAGGCACCATGCATTCTGGCGTCGGCGTAAGCGCGGATGATCTCTGCCGGAGCCTCCTCGCGGATGAGTTTCCAGGATTGCTCCAGCACATCCCCGGCCTTTTCCCAGTCGCCCGCAGCCATGTTCTTGACCAGCATGCCTGCCATGATCGTCAGGCTGGTGGCGTGTCTGGGATCATATGGTCTTTGCCACTCGTTTGCGTTGCCGTCCACGCGCAGCAGAATGCCGTTTTTCTCCAGCCCTTCGCCAAAGGGCAAGACAAACGGGCCGTTCACACCGATGCTGTCCTTGGCCAGAGAAACCAACCCGCCAGCCCGCGCACAGATTTCATCGATGCTTTCGGATATGTCCACCTTGCCGGGATACCACCCGTCATCCTGCAAGATTTTTGTCGAGAGGTTGCAGGACAAATCCTGGCTGAGATGCGCGTCCGGGAAGTCCTGGAAACATTGAACCCGTTCCTTGTGTCGAACCGCCCAGACGCCGGATCGGAGAGCCACCTTGATGGTGTGAATCTCACCGTTGACGACACCGCATTGATCGGTGCCCACCAAGGTCAACACATAGGGCGAAAATGCGATTCTCATTTTGACCAGCTCCCGCGCCCCATGGTTAGGTTTTTTGTGGCCTTCACATCCTTGTTGGTGAATTCCCAGATTTCTCCGGACTCGTAAAGGATGACCGCAAACAACTTTTCTGTCTCCGGCCCGTAGTCTGTGACAAGCCAGACGCGCCCTTTACCCTTTGGGGTTTCCACTTCCAGAGACTGTTTTGGCTCAAGAATAAACATTTTCGTATGTGATCCTCGAGTCTCGCTGACAGAGTTGGATATAGAGTTCTTTGTCTTCCGACCATTCTTTGCCGGTCCAAAACTGAAAGCCTTCGTGGTTTGACTTGTAGAGACTGGCATTCTCGTAACCTCCCATGACGTAATACCAGCGGCAGCCGTTTGACCGGGCAAGCGTGGCTTCGACATATGTACTAACCGAGCCAAGGGAGAGCTTGGGGTCGGCGTAGTCCCAGGCGAACTGGAGACCGACAAAGGAGCGGGGATAACTCAGATAGGCCAGGAAGGCGACCGCCCTGCCGTCTGCCTTGTAAGTCAGCCAGGAAAACTCCCGGTTTTCTGCCAATTCGGCGAACACATGCCCGCTGTCAAACTGGTGGTGGGCCAGATAGCCAGACACGATACGCCCGTAGTCATCCTCGTTGGGCTTTTCCTCGTGCCAGCTGACGGTCTTGATGGCCTTGCGAAAGCTTTTCTCGACCGTGCGCCCGAAGGTCATGCGCTCCAGATCGTAACGGACGGAGCGGGCCGGGAACCACTTGCCAGCCCACGGCAGGAATCCCGCCTCCAGCATCTGGTCGTGAGATTCCCACTCCCGGACAACCCAGCAGGGGGCGTGAATGAGATCGTGCTGGGTGATCTTGCCCCAGCCCTCGACATGGTCAAACTCGATCTTCATCGGGAGGAAAACAAGGGGTGTCGGTGCTGGACAGGATGGGGATGTCTTCAGGAAGAGCCTGGCCAAGCGACACAGGTGGTCCGTCCATCAGAAAAACCTGAGCGTCGACAAAAGGAAGGTCAGCCACGCCACCCAGCGATTCTGCCTTACCGACCACGCAGTAAGGAAGCTGGTCAACCTGAACCTCCTGGATCTGATGCGGCATCTTCAGGCAGTTTTGGCGGTAACCTTCCGGGAACCAGTAGCTGTACGGGTCATATTCCAGCAGCATGCCATCTGTCTTGTAGACGCACGCCCTGCCGGATGTGGCCGACTCAAGGGCTGAAAAAGCCTCGCCGGTCATCAGCAGGCGATGACTCATGAAGACAGGATGTTCGGACTTGGCGAGGTGGGCAACGGCCAAATAGCCGGCTGTCCCTTCCGGACACAATCCGATTTTCCAGAAGAAACGCGAGCTGAACGCCTTGAGTATTGGCAGCACCTCTCTGGGTTTGCCGTCCCACGGCACGATGACTTCCGTGTCAGGCGAGGGTCGATAGGCCGCAACCATGGACAGGCATCGGCACAACACATCCAGATTGTGTGGCTTGTCAAGGATGAGACTCAGCATGTGATCATGGTCCTCAGGAGGGTTTGCGCTGCATCAACTGGATTGTTGGCCGAGAACAGATCGGCAAGATAGCCGTTGATTCTCTCCTTGGAGCCACTTTCGTGGATGATCTCAAGCATCAGCTCGATGTAGCCGTCCGGCTTACCGCCGTAGGGCAATAGCTTCTCGTCCCCGACAACCATCGGCACCGCCCCGGCCCGCACGATCTCGTACATCTTGCGGATGTCGGCCGCCTCGTCGGCATACATCGGACAAATCACGGTCGATGCGATGGCGGCAATCCTCTCCTGCTGGTTGAGGCTGCCAGCGTAATAGGGCACCGGCCAGGGTTTGTCGCTGTGGATTCTGGCAACGACACCCTGTTTTTCAAAAAGCGGCATGAAGAAAGCGTCGAACCCGGGCCTGTACTCGTCCAGGAACAGGATGTCGGTCGCCATCTCATCCCGGTAAGGAGTTTCGGCGAGTGGCAGATACGGCCAGGGGATGTGGGGCAGGTCGCCCTTTCCCTCGTCGGCGGCGAACAGAAAGACATTCGGCGGAACCTTGTCGAAAAAAGTGGTGTCATCCTGCCACAGGGCCATTTGTGCATTGCCTGCTGAACGCTGAACAGCTGGTGTGTAAGAGGATGTCGGGCCGATGAACAAGTCTGGCTTTTGTCTTCCGAACGCCTGATAGGCTGGCATCTTTTCCGGAGACCACATCGCGACATCATGTTTCAGCATGGCAAAACCGTGGGCCAAAGCACCGCTGCCAACACCGTTGTCGTCGTTGACTATCAAGACATTCATGCGACCACTCCTTTCCGACGCAGTTTGCTGACCATACTTTTGGCCCTGTCGATGTCCTGGGTGCTGTCGATCTCAACGAGATAGGATTTTTTGGGATAGGCTGGCGAAATCACGCCACCAGCGTCGATGACGCCGTTCAACACTTCGTAAGCAAACCATCGTGCGCATTGATCCCTCGACGCTATCCTGCGGTAAAGATCAAGTTCTTTGTCCCCAAGCGCCACAGCCTGGCCCCACTTGGGCCAGACGCCGTAACTAAAATGACAGATTCGTCCCTGGTCGATATTGCAGCCGACTTCGGAGGAACGGTGATTGTGGTTTTCGTCGATGACGGCGACAGAACCCTCGTTGGGTACGCTGGACAAAAACTCAGGGCCAAAAACGAGGTCGCCGCACATGAGCACGGCTCTGCGCGTCGGACATTCAGCAATTCCCATCAACAATGAGCGGGCCACATTGGTCTGCTCGTGATCCGCATTTTCTACCCAGCGAACATCTTTGGGCAGGGTCTTGATCACCCTTTCCTTTTGGTAGCCGACCACCACGATCAATTCGGCATTCGGCATGGCTCTTCTCGCCAGCGCAAGCTGTCTGCTGAGAACGGTCTCGCCACCGCCAATATCGATGAGAGCCTTAGGCCCCCTGGCTTTCATGCGACGACCGGCTCCAGCGGCCGATATTACGACAACAAGCTCTGACAATGTCGCTCCCTGATGGTTCGGAGTTGTTGGGCGTAGAAGTCAGGCTTGGTTCGGCGCGAAAGCTGGTAATCGCCCTCGTTCACATCCATCATCGCCTCCGGCAAATGAAGGATGACTCGGTTCCTTGCTATCCTCATCCACAATTCATAATCTTCCGCTGGAGGCATCGATTCGTCATACAGTCCGGTTTCGTTCAAAGCAGACTTCCTTATCACGCAGGCTGAATGCACCATGTTGTCAAAAGCCAGTTCGCGTTTTACGAAAGATTTTTTGCAGTGACGAAAATGAACACCATTGCGCACATGGTAATAGTCCGTATAAATCGCACCGGCTGATTCTCCGTATTTTTCCAGTAGTTGCACGCAGGCACCGAGTCTTCCGCTCAGGAATCTGTCGTCGGCGTCTAGGACGGCAAAGTAGTCCGTCTGATCCCAGGCTACGCGCATGGCCCAGTTGCGGGCTGCGGCAGGGCCGCGGGATTCGTGGGCCGAGAACAAGCGGACCTGCACGCCATCAATATGGCCGACCAGGGATGGCACCCCAGCATGATCCTGCTCGGTCGCATCGGACAATTTGCGAAAGACAACGCTCACGGAGTCGTCGGTTGACCCGTCGTCAACAACGATGATGCGGCCAGGCTTCTCGGAAGCGGCAGAGTCAAGTGCTTCTGCCAAAAAATGACCGTAGTTGTGGTTGGCGATGACAACCGACACCCGGTCAAGCGACATGGGGAACCTCCCCGTCAAGGATCAGATACTGCGAGTTCTGGCTTTTGGCGATGCGCTTGAGCTTCTCGGCAACGCTGGCGATCTTTTCCTCGGTTCCTTCCCAGACCACCTCGTGGAAGCCTCCGACCATGTTGAAGGCCATGGTCTGGACGAGCATGCCGTGAATCTTGCCAGGATCGACTAGCACAACCCGCTGGTTCTGTTCGTTGATCAGATAATCCAGATCGGCTAGGTAGCAGTTTTCCAGATGTTGTCCCGCTTCGGCAAACAGGATGAACACGGACTTCAGGTTGTTGCCGGCCCCTTCCTGTAGGGCGTCCGTCTCGGTGTACGAGGCGTCCATGACAAAACGCAACGAATACTGGTAGGACAGGTCAAGGTCGCGCAGGGTTGACAAGACATCCTTTGGTTTGACAACGGAGCGCGAGGTGATGACGAAAACGGCCTCGGTGGGCTTGAGGGTCTGCTGTTCCAGCATCTCGGCGGTTCGGGCGACGTCAGACAATTCGCCCTTCTCGCACGAGACAATCGCGGCGACAGCCAGCGTTCGTTCCTTGCGGGCTTCGGCGATCGCCTGGTCGTGATTCAGTTCGCTCATCCAGTCTGCCGGACGGAACATCGGGCAGAAGCAATCGATCGTCCTGTACGAGTCGGCGCCAGCAACATTGTCCAGTTCGACCCTGCCCTGCTCCTGGAAACGCTTGAGCATGCTGGTCCAACATCCGGTCTGATTGCCACCCACATCCTTGATGGCGAACCGGCAATTATGGCACGATGTACTAATCACGGACTGCCTCCACATAGCTCATGAAGTCTTTTACATACGAACGCACAAGGGTCGTGCCCATCAGCGAGAGCATCGACTTCAACTCGGGCAGTGTGCCAGCACTCTGGCGACGCTGACCGCTGCTCCCAAAGACCAGCTGGCTGAAGCTGTCGGTTTCGCCCAACATGACATGGCGACAAACCTCGACGATTTCTCGGGTGCCGACAAGGATCACGCCGCCACGACTGAGCCTGGAAACCCAATGGCCCAGCAAGCGATGCCGGAATTCACCGGGATAGAAATCCAAGACATCAGCGGCGACGATCTCAAGGGCCTCGCCTTCCTCGGCATGCCTGGACAAATCGGCTGGATTGCCTGGATTCTCTTGGCTAAACGGATCGATATGGACAAATCCAGGCAGGCTCATCTTTGAGTCGCCCACACTCAAGCGCAACTTGACCATTGTTTCCTCCACCACGGGGCGTCTACGGCCAGACGCAGGGCCTGGCTCCACTTCTCCACAAAAACATCCAGGTTGTGACGGCCAACAGCCCTTTCCCTGGCTGCTGCGCCGATCATCTCGCAATAGGACGGATTCGCCAGCAGTCTTTTGACGGTGGCGTTCATCTCCTCTGGACTGTCGACGAGAAAACCATTCACGCCATGCTCAATGGCTTCCTCGATAGCGGTCGCACGGTAGGCCACCACACAACAACCGGAGGCCATGGCCTCAAGGACGGTCGTGGGCAGGGAACTGTTGGTGGCAGTACAGAGAAACAACAACGAACTGCGGTAGGCATCAGCCAGCTCTTCGACGTTGGCGGCTGCTTTGGACAGGCCTGGCGTGTCGCCCAGCACACGGACGGGAAGGTCTTTCGTGGCCAGTTTCCAGAAACTGAAGCCGCAGACATAATCACGCTTGATCCAGTCGTTGACCACGCTCAGGCAAACCGGATCTCGGCTGCCACCATCCCGCGGCCGGAACAAATCCGTGTCGATGGCGTTGTAGATCACGAAATCGTCCTCGCACCCACCCCAGGCTTTCAGCTGGTGTTGGGTGATGAAGACATTCACATCGCCCGATTTGGCCTTGGCGAAGCGAACTTGCTCAGGAGACCAAGTCTCGTCGGGCAGACAATGTTCCAGGCGCAGCAACGGGACACCCAAATGCGTCGCAGCCTGCAAAGCCCGGTCGTACTGGCTGAGATGGTGCGTGATCACGAGGTCTATGTCTATGCCGACAGGAACATTTGGCGTCGACGGATGGAAGGGCAGCAGGATGTGGTTGGCTGGCATGGGCGCATATTGGCGCATCCACGGCTTGGCGTTTTCATCATTCCACAGGAAAAAATTGGCGTCCACCCCGCCCCAAGCACTTTGGTACCGCTCGTGGGTAACAAAAGTGAGGACATTGATCCTGTCAGTCTTGCGGACGGCAGATTTTAGGATGCTGGCAATGTCTGGCATGGATAAGACCCGTTGAAACGGCCCGGATGGCCGTCGCTAACGATCTTACCCATGCCGCACAGGGGTCAGTCTCCCAAACGCTCAAGGATATGGCGAATTAAGCCATGGCGCTGAACATCTTCTGGCCCCAGAGTGACCTTGGCGATGTCAGGATGACCTAACTTTTCCCACACCCAGATGAGCGGATTGCCTTCAGAGTGGGGCAAGTCTGTCTGGGTAACGTCTCCGCAAACGATGACCTTGGAATTCTCACCAAAACGGGTGAGAAACATTTTCATCTGGCGACGGGTCACATTCTGGGCCTCGTCCAGAATGATCACCGAGTTGTGGAATGTTCGACCGCGCATCGTTTCCAGGGGGACCACCTCAATGGTCTCCTTGTTCCGGCAGTGCTTGAGGAATCCCGGGTCGAGAAAATCCCCGAAGGCATCAAACATGGGGGCCATGAAAGGGTCGGTCTTTTCACCCAAAGTGCCAGGCAGGGCGCCCAGCCTTTGACCGCACTCAACGATGGGTCGGGTCAGAATGACCTTTTCGATCTTGTTCTCGTGGAGCCAGTTGGCGGCGAGACCGCAGGGGATGTAGGTTTTACCGCAACCAGCCGGGCCAGTGCAGATAGTCAGAGTGCAGGCCTCAATATTGTTGATGTAGTTCTGTTGGTTGGGCGTCCTGGCCTTGATCTTCTTAACAGGCTTCTTAGCATCAAACCGTTTTTCAACATCGGCGTCCCTAACTTGTTGCCACGGAATCAGTTCTGGGTCATTATCATCTTCAAGAAAATCGGTCCACAGCTTGTTTTTGCGTCGCATGGTCAAGAGCCTCCAGGAAGGTCTTGCCGACCTTCAGGGGGATGAATTGGTACGCCACTTCCAGACCGAGCGAAGCTTTCGCTTGACGCTGGTCATCCTCCCTGTAAGCCCTTCGCATCGCATGGGACAGATCCTTGGTAAAAGGAACCTCCCATTGTTCGTCGCCACGGTAAAGCTCGGCTGACTCGTCCTGACCGCCCGAGCATGGCTCGTCGTAGACGGGAACGAGATAGCCGGTCTCATCCGAGATATAGGAGCGATAGGTTCCGGTGTCTGGCACAACCGGAGTCCTGCCCATCGCCATTGCGTCAAAGGCCGGATAAGACCAGGCTTCACCACAAGAGGCCTGGACAAAACATGATCCGTGAGCATGAAGGCCCATCAGCTGATCTTCTGTCAACCGTTCCGTGATCACGACTATTTCTGGAAGATAAGGCAGCTTCATGCCCTGTCCGATCTCGCGCATCATCGATTGGACATGGCGCGGATCGCCGTTTGTCTTGATGACGAGCACGACATTTTCGGTCGGCAGAAACTCGCTGTAATAGGCCTTGATCAACCCACCCAAATTTTTGCGTCGGACATTCTCGCCGATCGTGTAGAAGACAAACTTCTTCTCGTTGACGTACTGTCGAATGAAATCCGGAACCGGATACTTTTTCAGATAGCGATGGACATCGCTGGGTAGGGGAAGGCTGATGGTCGGCTTGTTCACCCGACTGTTGGAGCAGGCTTTCGTTGAGATTCCTGGTGTCGTGACAACCACATCCATCATGTTCAGGTGCAAATCCCACCCTGCGCTGGTGAACCTGCTAGCCTCGTAGTAAAAATTGGCCACATTCAGACCGAGCCTGCGGTCAAACTTCATGATGGGCGGCAGGGTGTGCTGAATGACCGCATCAAACCTGGCGGGCATAGCGCGTTCTTCCAGCCCGTAGATTTTCTCATGGCAGGGGTGGGAGGCACCGTTGAAGGTGATTGGCCGACAAACAACTCTGGCTCCAGCCTCCTCTAACGCAATGGCTGTCTCGCAACAGGCCCTGGCATAACCCGTTCCGTCATGAAAATTGCCAATGTAGAGGATGTCGTTCATGATGCCCGCATTTCCTCCCAAAACTCAATCCTGTGACGTTCGGCACACAGTTGTTCCCAAGCATGTTCCCGGTTAAAAGCTCCCAGCTTGCCACCCGGGCCAAAACTTGTGTATTGAGAGGGGACAAAAGTGGTATCACAATAACCACGAGAAAGATCCCGCAGCATCCTTTGGGCTAGGTATCCGGCCTGAGCAGAAGAGATTCCCAGGGCTGAAACAAAAGCCTTGTCAACCCATTCTTTATTTGATAGATATTCTTCTGGTTTAGATAAATTAGGCAATATTCTTTTATTATCTTGATAGCTTTTTGTTGGTTTTTGCAAGCTTGATATTGTATTTAGCCACACATTAGCTGCTTTTTCATAGCTGAATGTAGCACTAGCCATATTTCTATGTTTTTGACCAATCGCTCGACGCAATGCGGGCGGCGACGAGAAGAGGTTGGTCAGGGCGGACACCAAGGCATTGTTGTCCGGCAAAGCCATCATCCGTCCGGTTTCCAATTCGGGGAAAGCGCGTTGGACTGGGATGGTTTCGGCCCCGATAGCCGAGGCCACAGAAGACATGGCGGTGAAGTCAACCGAGACCACCGGGACACCACAACAGGCTGCTTCAACCTGCGGCATTCCGAAGCCCTCGCACACCGAGTATTGCACGAATACGTCCATGGATGAATACACCGGCCGCATGAACGACCTAGGAAGGCCGGAAGCCACGCCGGGGGTGGTTAATTCGCCACTTGCGCAGTACGGACAGTACCCGGCTGGCATCTGCCAGAGCAGGGCAGAGGCCCGATCGCACTTCTTGCAGGCGAATGTGAACAGGGTTCTGTGGGCAACACCGTGTCGCAGCAGGTACTTGGGCATGTCCCAGCCAACATCGGGCCAAGCCGTGTGGCAGTACAGGTAAAGTCGGTCGGCTATGTGGGATGGTGCCGTGTCCAGCAACTTCTTGAAACTTTCAAAAAGATCGGGGTACAGCTTGCGCCCCTGGTTGCGCATCACCGTGCCCACGACCAGGGCATCCTGCGGGATGTTCAGGGCCTCGCGGGATTCGTGCTGAGAGTGCGGGAAGAATACATCCGGCTCAGCTCCGGGGGAAGCGACCCCGGCCAGGTTTAGGCCGGGATACTGCTTCAGGACATTCAGGCCGTATTCCGAATAACACAGTACGGCATCGGCCTGATTCAATACCGAAATCCATTCGTCATCCTGAGGTTCGCCGTCGACGGGGTGCATGAACACCCAGCGATAGTAAGAACGCAGCGGCGAATAAGCAATGAACGCATCCTGCCAGGGGTCACGCAATGAGATAACAACATCCGGCTTGAAACGCAGGACGGTTTCCTCAAAGACCGTGGCCCCCAGCGCGGGATTGGACTGGTTGATGGCCAGAGGCGGATAGTTGTCCGTGTTCGTGGTCACGAAGAAAGCCGGCCACGGGCTTGACGCCCGCCTCGGATCACTTGGAACACCGTAACAAGCCAACTCCCCGATCTCATGACCGGCTGCTTTAAGCTTGTGGGCAATCTGGCTTGCGTATGTGGCATAGCCAGTCTGCAACCAAGTCGCCTCACCAACCAGAAGGATGCGTGCCATTGTTTTTCTCAGAAGGGGATTTCTTCGCCGTCAGCACCACTGGCAAAACCAACACCCTCGTCCTCGGCACCCACCCCGGCTGCTACGGCCTTATCCGATCTGGCTTCGGTGTTCTTGGCTCCCAGGAAGGTGAAGTTGTTCACCCGAAAACGCAAGGTCGAACGCTTGGTGCCACTCGACTTGTCAGTCCAGGTGTCGGTGCGTGCGGTCGCCTGGATGGCGATCTTCGACCCCTTCTTCATGTACTTGCTGATGGTGTCAGCGGATTTGTCCCAGGCTTCGCACTCAATGAATGCGACCTCCTCCTCTCCGTTGCGGTTCTTGCGGCCACCGTTGACAGCGATGGCAAATTTTGCCACGCGGTGTTCAGCCCCCACGCTCTGAAGCTCGGGGTCACGCACGAAGTTCCCAATGAAAATGCAATTGTTCACGAATTCACCTCATGACATCTGAAAAACCTTGCGCACGACCAACGAACCTTTCTTGGGGTCTCGTTCGCCCTGCACCAAAACCGTGTTCCCCTCAGACAGGAGATGCTTGTACTCCTCCCAAGGCTCAGAGAAACACACCACATCGTCCAGCATCCCGGACGAATCCGATAGAGAAAGGAAAGCCATCATGGTCCCTTTCTTTGTCTTAAACGACCTGACCCCTCTCACCTCAACGCCAAGGAGAAGAAATCCAGTCTTTCCAGCCAAGAATTCGCCGCAGGTCGTGTTTGCGTCACCCAGATCGCAACCGTCAACGCGAGAACAGGTCAGGGCGAACCCAAAGACCTGCTCTTCTGCCCAAGCCATCCAAGCCGGATGGTCGCTCAACGGGGTGGGTGGATTCTCCAGAAGGGTCGCCTGGCCATTCACCAGAGACCCGCGTTTTACATTGGCCACACCACCGCCTTCCTTCTTCGGTTTGGCCAACCGTCGAAGCACATCGACAAACGGCTCGTCTCCATTGCAGTTCTTCAGAATCCAGGCCTGCTCCTTCTTGGTGAGCGAGGCGACAACATCGATCTCGGCCAGCATTCGTTGCCGCTTGCGTCCCGCCCAATCCAGGGCGCCCGCCATGATCAGCTTGTGATTCACCGAAGGTGTTTCTGCGGCAACATGCACAAGCCATTCGACCCAAGTGAATTCGGTGGATTTCTTGCCCAAATCCTTCTCGGCTTTTTCCATAATCTCAAACAGCTTGTGTAGATTGGACTGTCCCAACCCCTTGATGTTTGACAGCCCGAAAAAGATATCGACGCCATCTGTCCAGAAAATCATCTGTTTGTGGCGGACATCGGGCGGAAACACGGTGATCCCGGCCCTGCGGGCATCCTCGACCAACTCCATGACTTCCTGATCCGGATCAACCTTGTCTTCGGCGTAGGCCAGCCACGAGGTATAGAACTGCACCGGGAAGTGGGACTTGAGATAGGCGGTGTCGTACCCAGTCAGCCCGTAGCTCATGCTGTGGGACTTGTTGAAAGAGTACCGTCCAGCCTTCTCGATCCAGCCCCAAACGGTCTCGGCCACATCCATGGAAACGACCTTGACCTTTTCTGCCCCCTCAAGGAAAAGCCGCTTGACCTCGGCCATTTCCTTCTGATCCTTCTTGCCGATGGCCTTGCGTAGCCTGTCGACATTTTTAAGATCGAAGCCAGCAAACTTTGCCCCAATCTGCATGGCTTGTTCTTGATAAACCAAAATCTGCTCAGTCGGCCCGAGTATTTCGTCTAGGGCGGGGTCGAACGAGTCAGCAGGCTCTTCTTTGTTGACGCGACGGCAGTAGTGTTCGGTCAGGCTGATGCCGTTCTCGTCTTTGGCGGCCAAACAGCCCGGGCGCAACAAAGCACCCAAAGCCGAAAGGTGCTCGTCATTCCTGGGCCTGAGCTTTTTGGCCCAGGTTGCCCCCAGCCGGCTTTCCAGCTGGAAGACACCCTTGGTATTGCCAATCGACATGATGTCCCAGGCCAGATGACAATCCGGCAGCTTGGACACATCGACATCAAGTAGGGGAAGAGCGCCTTGGCGTGGCGAATCCCCGACTATCGGCCAGGAACAACCACAGGACATGTGATACTCGGCCATCAGATGATCACCGGGTTCTTGGCGCAAGCTCCACGGAACGGGATTTTGGCGGCATAATACCGATGCACTTTCAAAAAACGGACGATCAATTCTGCCGTCTGTTTCGTGTCCACCATGGCCGAATGCGCCCCGTCCCGGCTCATCCCAAAATATCCGCGCAAGGTGTCCATCTTGCGATCGGGAAGCTCTTCAGAGTCATGAAACCAGAACTCCAGCAGATCCTCCAAGTCATAGACCTTCCGGCGATGGAACAGGTTTTGATCCCCGTTCTTGTCAGCAAAGCCGTACTTGGCGCAAAGACGATTGAAAATCGGCAGGTCAAAAGCGCGGATGTTTTTCCCGGCGGCAATGGGCGCCGTCGTGAAACTGTTCCCCTTGGGATTGAACCGCTTGATGAAAGAACAGAAAGAACGCCAGACCGCTTCCTGCTCAGGCGCAGCCCTCAGCTGGTCACGCGTCTTGCCGTTGACGGCCAGAGCCTGGTCTTGCAGGAGGGAGAAATCGGTCGGCTTGCACAGGCTGTAGAATGTGCCATCCGGCACTACCGACAGAGTCCTGGGGTTGATGGCGACCGCAGCGATTTCGATTGGCTCGGTGGTTCTGATGTCCAAACCGCCCGTCTCAAAGTCAAAACAAATGATGATGTTGGTGGTCATTCGTCGTCCCCCTCTTCGACTTCCTCGACCCAAAACCGCAGGACTTCGCCGTTGGACAGAATCTCGTGATTCAATGTGCAGGTTGGCGATTCAGCAGCGGCGATGAATGTGCCATCCAGCGTGATCTCCCCCCCGAATTTGATCAGGATCGCCTTGATGACATTGCCCATCTCCTCGGCCATGCGTTTCTTGGCCTCAGAAGCTTCAGCAAGGGCGTCCAACAAAGCCAGATTGTGTGCCACCATGCGCTTGGAAAGACCAACTTCTTCGGATTCTTCATCAAACACGGACAGACCCCCCCTTCAGCAAAGAAATAGCACCTTGCATCTTGTCGAGGGCCGCGACCCCCAAGATGTCAAACTTGACAAAGCCCATGGCTTCCAAGTCGGACATTTCCACACCGCAGATGCGACGGTTCGTAGACTTGTCAAATACCATAGGACAGCAGTCGGCCAACGATCTAGGCGCAATCACCACGCCAGCCGCATGTTTTGATTGATTTCGCTTAGTTCCTTCAAGACGGATAGCTTGGGCAAACTCTACGGCCAGAGGCCCTTCCAGTTGACCGCTGTCTCCGATGCGACACCAGGGAGCTAGTTCCTTGGCGTTGTTCTCCAAGGCCCACATCAAGATTGATGCTTCGCCTGTCTCCTCGCGCATTTCCTGAAGTTCATCAGAGATGGCTGCCTCGTCAGGAATATGGTCGGTAATCTTGTTGATTTCATCGAAAGTCCCCTTTTCATGCGCCCTTAAAACATCCTTGATGGCAGCACGCCCCTGTAGTCTAGAAAAAGTGACCATCTGGGCAACACGATCCTCGCCGTAGCGGTCGCGCATGTGTTGCACAACTTCATCACGGTGCGAGATGGGGAAGTCGCAATCAATATCCGGCAGGCTCACGCGACCAGGCTGGTTGCGACCTGCGTTGTAAAAACGCTCAAACAGCAGGTTGTATTTGACGGGGTCAACATTGGTGATGCCGAGCAGGTAGCTGACCAGACATCCGGCACCAGAACCGCGTCCTTTGCCAACCAACCACCCCTGGCTCCTCGCCCAATCGCAATATTCAGACACGATCAGGAAGTAGGCAGACAACCCAGCCTCGGTGATAACCCCAAGCTCTTTCTTGACCCGATCGCCGTAGGCGACAAATTCAGGCGTGCCCTGAGCAGCGTGCTTCAATTTCTTTTTCCAGCCTTCACGACAAAGCTGACGCACATACTCGTCGGCACTCATGCCGTTGGGGCAGGCAAACTCAGGCAGCTGAGGTTTGGAAAGGATGTCATAGTCCCCGCACAAATCGCTGATCTCCAGAGACGCATCAATTTCCTGAGGCGTGTGCAGGCCTTTCACCTCATCAAAATCTGGAATATGATAGCGATTAGACCTGAAGAAACCACCAAGAGAAACATCTTCTTGCTTGGATAATGCTGAGTGTATCGTAGGAAGAGTTGTTTGCATAGCAGAACAAAGCAGAACTCTTTGATCCGCAGCATCTTCGCTGGCTGGATAGTGGGCGTCTGGAGTAGCTAGCGTTTTAATGTTGTATTTCTTGGCAAAATGACGCAATGCCTTAACCGTCACGGCAGCGGCCGGAAGGTTGTCCTGATCGACAGCTTGGATCTCAATCCAAAAATTTTTGTCCCCGAACAGATTCCTGTATCGATTTGTAACTGCGAGAAGGCGCTTTTCCCAGTCGGAAGGCACCATTGCCCTGGCCTGCTCGTATGTCTGGCAGCCATAGGCAGCTTTGGGATTTTCAAACAAGGCATTGCAGAGGTCGCTACCAGGATGTCCAGAAAAAACGATGAACTTGCCGTCCGCATGTTTTGCCAGCAACTCCAAGTCCAGCCTAGGCTTGCGGTAAAAATGATTGGGGTCGTTCGAGTCGCTCGAGGCTTGAACGAGTCTCTTCCATCCCTCCTCGCCCTTTGCCAACACACACAGGTGCGACAGCGATCCATTCTCGGGGCGCTTGTCGTGTGCGGGTCCAGAACAAAGATAAAATTCCGACCCAAGGATCGGCTTGATATTTTTCTTGCGAAGGGCCTTGGAAAAAGCGGCGACGCCGGAAAGCGTGCCATGATCAGTAATCGCACAAGCCTTGTAGCCCAACTTCTCACATCTGCTAGCAATAGCATCAGGCTTGCTAAGCCCATCAAGCAAGCTATACATGCTGTGACAATGCAGCGGAACCCAACTCATTGACAACCCCCACCCCTGAAAGACAAAGACCAACCCCTACCCCTAAGCATCCCCGAAAAAATTATGGTAACGCACCGCATCCTTTAGCCACATATGAAAGGTGTCCATCTTGTCAAAATGACCGTCGACAGTCAGATGGCCACGACTGTTGTACAACCTAGGGAAAAGAATAGCTGTTCCACCGTGCTCAAAAAAGCGTTTTGTGTTGACTTCGTAATCGTCTATCAGGATTTTGCCGTAACTGGCCATGAGGTGTTTGGAGGCGCCCACAACAAACCTACGCGAATAAGCCGGAAGATGTTTGTTGATCCAGGCAATCTTGCCCTCAACACACCCTGGCGTTGATGCTGGAGAAGTAGCTATTACTACTTTGTCGCCAAAAACCTCTTCCACGATCGACAGTACGGCATCGTGCTCTCTGGTCTTGGGGAGGTTGGCCCAGAAGTCGAAGCCCATAGGCTCCCAAAACTTCTTCTCGTTGTCGCCCTGGAAGCCTAGCTTGTGGTGAAAATCCCAACAGTCCACATCCTTGTGGGTGACCGGGAGCTTGTGGAGGGAGATGGCCCCGGCGGTAAAATCCGCCAGGACCCCGTCCAAATCCAAATAGCAGGTCAGCTTGGTCACCGATTGTCCCCGCTGCCCGTGATGGTGCCACGCTCTTTGCGACTGTTCAATTTGGCCAGATTGATCCTGGCCACTTCGTCAAGGGTCACTCCCAGATCGGTGGCGAGGTTGGCGACATACCAGAGGACATCGCCCAACTCGTCGATCAGCTGAGTCCGCTTCTCCTCAGTCATCCTTCCACCGTCATCGCGCAAAATCTTCTTGGTTTTGTTGCAGACCTCACCGGCCTCCCCGGCCAGACCAAGAGCCGGATAGATCACCTTCACTTCGGGCGGGTAGATAGCAGTCGTGCGGGCATCCACCTGATAATTGGCAAGACTCATGGTTGTTCAACAAGCTCCTTCTGATCCGCGGCGTAGGTCGGGCCGTGGCCCAAATTGGTGAGTCTCTCTTGCCGCAAGAGGTCATCACTTCTCATAAAGCCCCTAAACTCATAGGGGCCTGGAAACTCGCCCACAATGAGCGAATACGCATCAAGATCGTCTGATTTGTTGGCCTTGCCGGGGACAGCCAAAAGGCGACCGCTTCTATAGCGAGTGGCCTTGACATCCACAGTGGTGCCACAGGGCAAAGTTGCGTCGAAGTCGGGGCGTTCATCCAGTTGCAAATCTGGATAAACATTGGTCATCTTGCAGAAAGCGATCTCGGCAGCGATTCCTTCCAGATCAGTTGTCTCGCAGTCCTGCGGCCCCACCTTGCCGTCTTTTGTGTTGGACTTCCTGTTTTGCATATATCTGGACTTTGCCAAGAACTTAGCCAATCTTTGCTCGGCTTCGTTTAATGTG